GGCCCCAGGTATCAGACCGTAGGAACTCCAGGGGCTGCGGAGCTCGCGGTCACAGTCGGGAAATCGAACGAACACGATTACGTCATTTGGGACAGCGCACGTGGGCCGACACTGGACGGTCGAATCAAACCTGATCTGGTCGCGCCAGGCGCTCGGATAACTGCGGCTGCACCGTTGCCCTTGAGACGCGGGATGTATGTCTCCTATGAATGTACGAGCTTCGCAACGCCTCACGTGACAGGCGTTCTCACGCTCTTGAAGCAGGCCTTTCCGCAAGCAACCGGCGCCGTTCTCAAACAGGCGCTCATGGAGTCTTGCGATCCTGCGAAGGCGAGTCTTCTGCCGGCGTTGGCTGAAGGTGCGCCTCTCCGGAAACGTGTCGCTCAGAAATTGAAAGCGGCGTTCTCGTCGCGAACTGACCCGCGCTGGACTACTGGGGCCGGACGCTTGAACGGTTACAAAGCGTATGGGTGGTTGAAAGATGAATCGAAGAGCTCTAGTTGAGCACATGCTCAAGCATCGGCAGTTGTTGCTTCCACAGATTGCGTCAGCTCCGCATGACCGTTTCGCTTCGCTGAAGAATTTGGAGCGAGCGGAGAAGCGGTTTCTCATATCGTTCATCATGAACATTGTCGGCGGGACATACTTTGTTCTGACGTCCGAACTGTGGAGTCTAAACTTGGCGGGAGTCGCGTCTCTACCGATCCCACGTCTCATGGCGATCATCCTTGCGGTTGCTATGCTTCTCGCAGGGCTCTTTGCAGTCCTTGCGTACCTGTCGATTGGGCTTGTAATTCAACGTGCCGTCGAGATCACACCACGTCAGGAAGTGTGATAGCATCACGCATCCGCTCTTCTTGATTCTGATGCTTGTGCTCGCGCAGGCAGGCCCGCAAGTCACGGTCACGACTGACCGCGCGACCTACCATCCAGGCGACCAGGTGCAGATCACCGTTGCTGCGACAGGGCTCACGAATGACACCCTTTCGCTCTGGCTCTACGTCGACAAGCCGAATCTCCATAACCTGTACTTCAGAGAGTTGCCCATCAACGGAGGCGCCATTCTTGTGGACCTTCCGCAAGACGCGATGGTCGGCAACTATTCGGTCGCGGTGACTTGGGACCACCAGATCGCGGAGACCTCCTTCATGGTGGTCATGCAAACTGAAACACAGACCACGACAACCGGAACGAACACGACGTCTTCCCTGGCGAGCCAGACGGAGTCTACCTCATCTACCTTGACGGAGTCAGCGAGTGAGCCCCCGAATCTGTGGCCCGCCTTTGCGTTCATGAGCTTCGTTACGGGATTCTGCGTCGCCGTGGTAGTACTTGCAATCGCAAAGCGGATCAAGAAATGAAGACGCGGTTTTGGCATCAGCGTCGAACTCCTGAGCTTCTAGCGCGGGAACGGGCGAAGCGTAGACGAGAACGCGAACAGTACGGATGAAGAAACAATGACTCCAAAGCCAACGCATCGCTTGAAGATTGAGTACGTGGACCCGCACTCCCTGAAGCCTTGGAAGGGCAACCCACGCGTCATGTCTAAAGAGGAACATGAAAAGCTGAAGAAGAGCCTCCGTGAGTTCGGTATCGTGGATCCTCTGATTGTGCGCAGACGAGATAACCTCGTGATCGGTGGCCATCAGCGTCTCGAAGATCTCCTAGAACTAGGCTTCGCAAGAGTCCCCGTCGTGTATAGAGAGCATCTCTCAGACCGCCAAACGAAAGCACTCAACATTGCCCTGAACAAGATACATGGCGACTGGGACGACGAGAAGCTTGCGTCGATTCTCGCTGAGCTGAAGGATCTGCCTGAAGCCACCCTGACCGGGTTCGACGAAGCTGAGATTGACAAGATCATCGCCGACGTGGACATACCTAACCTCGGCGCCATGGAACCAAGCGGTAAGACGCAAGGCCTCTGCCTGGTCCCGTACTTGGGTGGGAAACAGAAACTTGCCTCGCGCCTCATCTCCATGATGCCTGAACACATGTCATATGTGGAGGTGTTCGGCGGCGGCGCCTCCGTCCTGCTCAACAAGCCGCGAAGCCAAATCGAAGTCTACAACGATCTAGACGGTGAGCTCGTCAACCTCTTCGAAGTCATCCGCGACGACCCTGATGTCTTCCTTGAGCACTCGAAATATCTCCTCTACAGCCGAGAACTATTCGAACAGTGGCAGAGGGAAGCCACAGGCGGCAGTCCACCCGCTCAGGATCCCGTGGAACGCGCTTTCAGGTTCTGGTACGTGCTCAGATGCAGCTTCGGCGGACAAGCGGGCAAGGGATGGGCTTTCTCTCGAGCTGAGCCTAGAAGCGGCGCCCTCGTACTGCAGAACGCCCTCACAGAGATTCGAACAATCCATGAGCGCCTCCTGCGTGTGGAAATTGATCACCTAGACTTTCGCCGTTTGATAGAGAACCGTGACGCCCCAAGCACATTCATGTTTCTGGATCCGCCTTACCTTGACACGGAGCAGTACCGCGTCGGCAAATTCACCCTTGATGACCATAAGGCACTCGCAGAGCTCTTGTCAAAGGCAAAGGGCAAGTGGCTCATGACTGTGGGCGACCACCCAGAAATCCGCAGCCTCTACGCTGACCAACTCAAAGGCGCCCTGGACTCAAGCCTCTGCATTGAGCAGGTCATAGGCGGCGAACGCGGGACCTACCGTAACCTCATCGTAAGCAACTATCCGCTGCCCCAGGAGATGCAACAGGTTGCCCAAGAAGCCTAAGAAGACCAAAACGGCCAAGGCCCCGTCTCTTGAGGCAGATCCCTCCAAAAAACCGAAGCGAAAAGACCCAGTAGGGGGGGAGGAGGGTAATTCCCGCACCCAAGCGCTGCGGCAAGCCTACCTTGCGGTTCAGATCAAAGCGATGCAGCGGGCGGCTGAACCCCTCACCGTCAAGTACAGCATGGAGACCGTGCATGAGATCAAGCAGTTCAACCATACACTCGCGAATATGGTCTTCTCGAGACAGCTCGGCCACCATGACATTCAAGCCCTCAACGGGATCATCCGCAACCAACTCCAGATCCTGATACCGCACCCTGGCGTCACGCAGAATGTGCAAGTGGCGGGTCCTCAGATCACAGTGAACTTCGACAAGCTAGTTGAGAAGCTGACTCCTGATGAACAAACCGTCCTCTCCAGAGCTATTGCTCGACTCGAGGCTCAAGCTCAGTCTGGGTAAGGCGGATCCCTGCAACTTCGCTAGGCTCTACATGGGTATGGATCCTAGCCCTGGTCAGATTCCAGGGTTGCAGGCCATGACCTCCCAGGATCCCGCATACAGTGAGATCATCATCAAGGCGCCTCGAGGGGGCGGCAAAACCAAGCTGGGAGCAGCCGCATTCGCCTATCTCCAGCGAGTCGATCCAACCTGGAAGATCTTCGTCCAATCAGGCTCGTACAGGCAGGCCCGCTACCTCTATTCCTACTACAAGCCGATAGTGCTGAATCCAGACATCTTTCCCCAGGACTGGCTTGTCGGCAAACCCACAATGTATTGGACGGAGTTCAAGCAAGGTGGCAGTCTGGAAATCCTGCCGGCAAGCGAGCGCAGATCTCGAGGAGGCCATGTGGATATCGCGTGCGCTGACGAAGCAGTTCTCTTCAAGCCCGAACTGATAGATGCCCTTTGGCCGACGACGCGCACGAGCCGACGGCCGAAACACATCATCATGAGTACCGCCTCGCCTGGGCCTTGTCTTGAGTGGTTCGTTGAGGTCTGGCAGAACCCGAAGGCTAAGGGATTCGTCCGTTACGGCTGGCCACCCGAAGAATGTAGTTGGATCAACCCGGAGGAAACAGCCCGCGCCGCACTCGTCCTTGACTCCGAAACATTGCGCGTCGAATATGGTGGCGAGATCGGTGAGAGGAAAGGCCGGGTTTGGGACAGCGAGTTCATAGACGGAATCGAACCGGACGTACCGCACGCTGTCGTTGATCCGAACGACCCTCAGCTCTATCCTGACATGGCAGCGCACCCGCTCACTGAGAAGTGGACGGCGCTTGACTGGGGCTTCGTTGGCGCTGCAGTCCTGCTCTTCTTTGAGAAGCAAGGCGACACTGTCTTTGTTCGCGACTGCCGAACTTGGCAGAGGATAAGTTACACGGAGATCAAGCGTGAGATCCGAGACGACTTCGGCCTCTTCCCTATCTATCCGGACAGTGAAGCAGCAGCGGATAACGCGGATCTTGAGCAGATGGGCCTCAAGGTTACACCTGTCGTCTTCAGCAAAGACAAGGACACCCTGATCAGCAATGTACGCTGGCGCCTTGAGAACGGGCTGCTCAGGATCCCCGACCCTGCAGTAGATGAGACCTTCTTCACGCTTGTTCAACAGATGAAGGCATACCACTATGACAAGTCGGGAAAGCCAGCGAAAGTCAACGATCACTGCGTCGACGCTTTGCTCTGTGGAATGAAACCCTGGCTGCCTAGTGAAGTCGGATCACGACCTGAAGCAGTTTGGGGATATTGAAAATGACAAAGAGACCTAGACTTGATCTAGCACATCCGCCTAGAGTTCGCACTGCCACTGAGGCCCCAGTCAGTCCTGGTGGTGCAGTCAGCGCTCGAGCAGCCAGCGACTCAGCCATCCTAGCAACAGGTGCAGCGATGGACATACCGCGAACGCCACTGAGCAAGGGTGCGAAGTTCGGGGAAACAATCACCGCGCAAGCGCTCACCTTCGCTGTGAGGCGTGAACCTGTCGCAAAGAAGCTCGTCATGGACATCGCGGAGGACCTCTTTGACAAGTGGTTCGTCGTTGATGAGATTGCGAAGAGTGAGCAGCAGACCCAACAGGGCAAGACCCTTGACGAGAACGTGCAGACCGTTCTTGAGCAACTCAACGCTAAGTCGATCTTTACGAGAGCGGTTCAGCACGAGCGCCGTTATGGTTGGAGCATTGTCGTTCTCGGCTTCAAAGACAACGCGAAACTAGAGGAAGAAGCAAAGAACCCGACTGAGATTGATCACCTCGCCACATACAGCCCCCGCGCCGTCACAGTCGACAAGGAAGATGAAGACGCTAAGAGCGAACGCTTCGGTCTGCCCGTGATCTACAAGATAGATCGAGGCAAGAACCAGAGCATGCGAGTCCACTACACACGAGTCCTCCACATCGCCACACGCCTAGACGAACACCCCTGGGCAGGAATCCCAGTCCTCGAAACCATTTGGGACGACATGACAGTCTACCGCAACATGCGGTGGGCAGCAGGACAAGTCTACTGGCGCATGCCTGGCCTCATGGTCTTCACTCTGCCAAAGAGTTACGAGGCAGCGGACGTCACGAGTTTCCTGACGTCACTTGGAGATCCGAACGCTAGAACTCTACTGGCCCTGCCTGAGGACAAGAAGCTTGAGATCCTCGGCGCAGAGGGCAAAGTGCTGAGCCCTGAGAAGTTCACAAACCCGATTCTTCGTTCAATCAGCATGGGTGCAGGAATCCCCAAGACCAAACTTGAAGGAACCGAAGCCGGAGCAGTCACAGGCAGCGAAGTCAACCAACGCGAGTACTACAAGTATCTGAGCGATCAGCAGAAAGGCTACGAGAATCAGACAGTCGGAGCACTCATCGACCTGCTCATGAAGATCGGGCAAGTCACGCCTGACATCGACTACAAGATCACGTGGGCGAACTCCTTCCAACTGGACACCGCCACAGAGAAAGCAGCGCAGTTAGCAGACGCCCAAGCCGCGGTTCTTGAACTGAAATACAGCATGATTGATGAGGTCAGGGCTAGGCGAGGTCAGAAGTCGCTCAAAGAAGTGAGCAACGGGAAACTTGACGGGCAAGTGCTCCTGTCACCACAGCAACTCAGCTCATTCAATCCTGGCAACCTCTCCGCAGATCTTCTCCTACCCGACTCCCAAAGCACTCTCGACAGGTTCCTAAGCTATGTCCGCAATTTCGGACGATCATCCAGTGAATCGGACGCACGACGCCCACGCGGTCCCGCAGACATCGAGAAGTCCTTGGCCGGTGGACTCTCAAGAATCATTCAAGACTATCATAACGGCGGCTTCGAGAAAGACACTGCTCTAGCCAAGGGCCAGCAACTAATCGAACTGCACTATACACGAGTTGTCGATGCGAGCAAGAAGCAACTCAACCGTCAGACTCTTCCACCTGAAGCCGCCAAACGCCTAGATGCCAAGCGGTTGCAAGCAGTTGCGGATTTCTCTAGGGTCCTTGACGATGTCAAGCATTGAAAGCGACGACTTCTGGGAATCACTCGATGGGCTAACGGCTCGCGCTGAGTTAGTCGCGCAGAATTTCGTCTGGGGCCTCTGGAACGGCATCGCCCAACTATTCGCTGAAGAAGACCAAACCCAAGTTGAATGGGTGACCGCTGGAGACGACCAGGTCTGCGAGGTCTGCGCAGACAATGAAGGCACCTACGAAGCAACCGATCCAAACCTCCCCGACATTCCTGTCCATCCGAACTGCCGTTGTGAGTTACTAATCCCATGAGAGGGGAGTCGGACTTGGACGATCCAGAATGCGACGCGCCTACCCTTTACGACTACGATGATAAGCCACTCGAAGAGGATGACTAGATTGACTGAGCAGGTTCAAACATCCCGGAAGTTCTGCATAGACAAGCTATCGCTTGATCCCGACGTCCAGATCACCGAGACAAGCGAGTTCATGACTGTAGATCCCGTCACCCTGATCCGTGAAGGCGTCTACCCGTACGAGGACGGGATGGTGCTCAAGCCTGGTGACGAACTAGCAAAGGGCGCGGCAGTCAGTCGCCTCTACGTTGCATGGGATCATCCACCGCTCCGCATAATCACTCAGCCACAGGAGATCAAAGGAACCGTTGACGGTCTACGCGCAGAGAAGGACTCGAACGGCGTCAAGATCAAAGGCAGACTATCCTTCATCAAGAATCGACTGACTGCTGATCAACTCGAACTCATACGAAGCAAGGTCCGCAGAGACGTCAGCCTCGGCTTCTACTTCACCATCGACCGCACACCAGGCTCATGGAACGGCCAGCGGTATGACTATGTGCAGAGAAACTACGTGTTCGACCATGTCGCAAGCGTCGACCATGGCCGCTGTCCCTTCCCAAAGTGCGGGATTGGCGTCGATGCAGGGGGTCTCAACGTGCAAGCGGGCATAGGTGCAAACATGCAGATAGGCAACGACCCATACCCGAACGAGCACAGCTGCCGCCTCAAAGAGCCCGGCCAGTTTGAAGCAAACTCATTCCGCAGAATCCGCCAGGGAAAAGTCAGCTTGATTCTCGCCAAGAAGAAAGGGCAGACAACGATGACAGTTCAAGCAATCCGATATCCGACTGCCTCATGGAGCGAGGCTGAGGCGCGATCAAATTGTGCTGGCAGGAAAGGCAGTTTCGAACCTGCAAGCTCCGCTAAGAGTGACACCGTTATGACGAAAGAAGAATCCGACACATCGACGCGAGAGAAGTTCTCGCAGAAGGAAGTCAACTTCCGACCCGGCGATGAGAACCGTCCTGACGCGATCTGTGGAAACTGCATCTTCCGCGACTGGGTCGGCAAGATTGACTGCTCCATCGTTGAAGGCACAATCGCTGACAACATGACATGCGACGAGAATACGCCTAAGCCCACTCTTGAGAGGTGGGTTCTCGGAGTCAAACGAGGCAACGCAAGCGACGAGGCAGCCCTGCCTAAGGAAGAACCCTACAAGGAAACCATGAGTCGAGACAATGCGGCCAAGTTCCTCAGAGAACTCTCAGCGATGGATCGCCCCACACTCGTGCGAATGCATGAACGGCAGCATAAATCCCCTGACTTCACACCTGAAAGCCGAGCGCACCGATGCGTGCTCTTCGCGCTCGGGAAGAAGAAGACCCCTAGGACAGTCTAGTCGACCAAACTGGATAGTTGTGGGATCCTAGAACTGGATAGTTCTCCCTCGAGAGACCGATGCGTCAGTACGGGGTATCAGTACGATGTATCGACCGAAGGTTCGCGCCCTTTTGCGCAATTTCATAGTCCACCTCCGCAAGTCGGGGGGAGACAATAGTAGAAAATTAGGAGCAGAACCAAACATGGCAAAGGATTGTAACGACAACTGCGACGAACTAGACATCGCTGCTCTACAGAACGCGAACGCTGACCTCAAGACCCAAGTTGACAAGCTCAACGGACAGGTCACAGACCTGACTGCGAAGCTCGTTGACTCTGAGAAGAAAGTCAAAGAGGCAACGGACGCACTCGGCACATACAAGACGGCTGAGTCGAAGGCTCTAGTCGACTCGATCACTAAGCACAGTCAACTCAAAGCGGATGAACTCAAAGACCGCTCCGTGGAAGATCTCAGAACCATCCACATGGCGATCGACAAAGCGAATCCGCCTGAGGGCACAGTCAAGAATGTGCGCGGAGCTGACGGCTCAGTATCGACCAGAGCGAACGTCACAGCAGACGGCAAACTCGACCCGAGAATCAGTCTCATGGGCGTCCCAGTACGCCAGGCTGACGGCTCCATCAAGTGGGAGGTCAAGTAGCCATGTCCGCATACACGAGAAGCGGTCAAGGCATGATCTCATCGAAGTCACTTGACAAGGTGGAGTTCAAGGAAGCGCGGATCAAGACAATCGACACAGGCTACGCGATACCTGGTCGCCTCGTGATGAGGGACACTGACGATCAGCACTGCAAAGTCGCTGGCGCGGGAGAAGCTAACGTAATTGGCTTCCTCATTCCGACACCATTGCAGGACGCTGACGTTGACTTCACCACGGAGGACTGGGTGAGAATTGGTCGAGGCAACTGCGTTGTTACTTTGACTCTCACGACTGGTCAGACAATCGTTGAAGGCGCACCACTCTATCCAGCAGCTCACGGCGCTCTGAAAGGAACACCCACGAGCACAGAAGCGTCAGTCGCTAAAGCTGACGAATCAGTGACCACATCAACACTCGTCGAAGCTCCGATCCGCGTGAGGTGGCTACAGTAATGCAGCCTCTTCAGCTAGTCGGACAAGACGAAACACAACTAACCCTCGAACAGTATCAACTGATCGAGGACGCAATCATCACCGCCGCTCGGAAACCTCTGATCGGCAGAACCGTAATGCCGACAAGAGACCTAGGCAACTTCGGAATCCAAGAGATCAAGAGCTACACGCAGACTGACATGAGCGCCGCTTCAATCGGTATGGCGATGCTGCAAGGCAACGCTGACGTAGTCGGCTTGACTGATGTAGCCCTCAAAGTGCCAGCAATCTGGAAGGACTTCCAGATACCCTTCCGTGATCTAGTGTCTTCTCAACGTATGGGCATACCCCTCGATACCACATTCGCGTCGGATGCGGGTCGAAGAGTAGCCGAGCTTGAAGAGACTCTGATCTGGGAAGGACTGTACGGATTCGTGGGATTCATGGGCGTCGTAGGCAGACTACCCGAAGCAACCGCTGGCGCGTGGAGCACACCCGCAAACGCATACACTGACATCAAAGACTCAGTCGCTGACTTGGAAGCTGCAGGATATGGCGGCAAGCCAACGCTCATCGTAACTCCTGCACAGAAAGCAGACTTGCGACTCCACATAGGCACGACCTCCGACACCGTGTTAGAGAAGATCGCGGACTTGTGTGATGTAGCAACCTGCCACTTCTTCGCTGACAACGCAAGCGCCCTCATGGTCATGCCTGACCCTGAGAACTTCCAACTGGACATCGCTCAGAACATCGTAACTCACCCAGTCATCTTGCCCTCGCAAGACCTCTGGTGCAGAGTCTACGAGGCTCTGATCCCGAAGTTCAAGCGAGCCAACAGTATCGTCGAGATCACTGGAATCACTGTCTGATAGCAAACCCGCAGCGCATACGCGCTCGGTGCAACTTTTCTTAGGCTCCCCTTTTGTTGCGGAGCATTCCCAATCATCTAATCATTGAGTGGAGGTGAATCATCACGACCAAGAAGTTTAGAGTCACAAAAGAAGTCGGCCACTTCAGAGTCGGACAGAAAATATACAAGCCCGGCGACATCGCGGAAGTCCCTGACAACTATCCCGCACACCTCTACACGTTCCTTCGACCAGTCGGAGAGAAAGATGCTCCTGCAGCATCGAAGCCGCTTGAGGTTCCGACAAGGCCAATGCCTCCGGTTCCTGACGGGAAGCCGCTCAGAGCCAAGGGCAAAGGCAGACCGTGGCCCCACCTTTCCTAGAACCATTCGCCCCGGTTCTCTTTCGGGGCAATCCTAACTATTTCGATCCGTGATTAGTTTGACTCAATTCAAAATCACTGACAATGTTCCTGGGAAAGGATTCAGGCATGATGGCAAAGTCTATCGTGCAGGGGATCTGGTGGATCTGCCTGACTCATTCCCTGCAGGATTGTTCGACTATCTGAAGCCCGTCCTGCTTGACTTGACGCGATTCAAACGCGAAGTTCCTGCAACCGTCAAGCCGCTTATGGTGATCATGGCCGTACGACGGATCCCCCAAGTTCAGAAAGCCTTCAGGAAACTAGGCTTCATCGACAGAGTCTACTTCCACAACTTCACTCCGGCCGTTGTGTCGGGCGAGATCAACGACTGGCTAGGAGATCACGGTAGCAGATACACGCATGTCATGCTCTCAAGCGACGACATCAACCCGACCCCTGAGCATATCCGACAACTGATCGAAGACGTGACCCTCTACGATCTGCCTGTCGTTGCAGGATTCTGTAACATCTGCCTCTTTGATCGCCAGGACAGCCACGGAATGGTCTGCGGCTGCTGCGTAGACGACAAGCCTCACAAGCAGGTCAACATCACTCTTGATCCTGTAGACACGCGACAGATCCGGCGCAAAAGCTACACCTTCGTCACTACGGAATGGACGCAGAATCACCCGGGCATCTATCCTGTTTGGTTTCAGGGGATGGCCTGCGGCTTAGTCAGCATGGACGTCTACCGCAAGATTCCGTTTAGAAGTTGGGACGATGGCCAGGGCGGTCTGATGCAGGACCTCGCCTTCGCCTACGACTGTGCTCAAAACGGGATCACACAATTCGTTGACTTCCGAGTCGGAATGAGACACTACGGCACACATCACGGAAAACTGTTCGTTGGCAAAAAGCCGACTCGAGTAGTCTTCAAGAAAGCGAAGACGCATTGACAACCCCCAAGTTCTATTCCTGCACCGTCACATACAACGATGTTCGACCTCTAATCCGCAACATCCGAAGCCTGACCCCATACGTTGACGGGTTCGTGATTGTGGACGGAGCGTTCCCCGGATTCCCTCGCGCCAGTTGCGAAGCACGATCAACAGACGGAACCCTCAGAGCGATTGGCAGTCTGCTGCGTCCTAACAAATGCACGATAATCCAAGCACCCCCCGGCGGATGGAGCAGTCAAGCAGAAGCGAGAACCGAATACCTCAAGGCCGTCCCGCAGGGCGACTATGCATTCGTGACCGACTCCGACGAGACCGTACACGGCGACGTAGAATCTGGATTCAATAAGATCAGGCGACTCGGCCTACCCTCCGCAGCCGTCCTCTGTGAAAGCCTCGTTCCAGAATGGAAGGGCTCTGGCTCTCTGATTCCCGAAGCATCTTGGCCAACTCTAAAGACTGCCCGAGTCTTCGGATACATGGTGCGCGTGTTCAAGAACACTGGATCCCTCCGTTACGAGCAGCATCACTCTCTAGTGTGTGACACAAAGACGGGGCGGCAAGTGAGCACACTTCAATCACTCGAAGGGTCGGACTGCTACATGCTCGACTTCAGACTGGTGAACAATAAACGCGGTCAGACTTGGGTGAGATATCAGGAAGGCAATGCGTATCGACGCAACAGGGGATCTCCACTGTGAAGCAACCGCAAGCCTGGTACGAGGACATCATGACTAGAGAATGGGGCAGATACAGCAGAGGCGCCTATGTCAAGAAAGACCAGATGATGGTTTCAATCCTCAAGCCTCACGCTCCAAAGAGGGTGTTCGAACCATGTGGAGCAGAAGGCAATTTGGCGAGGATGATGGTCGAATCCATCCCAAGCATAGAAGAATACGCTCTGTCGGACTTCGTGAACTTCGCGGTCGAAAGAATGTCGGAGTCTCTCGCGGATCTCCCGAAGATCACGGTGACAAGGATAGACATCGACGAAGAATACGCAGGCATAGACTTTCGGAGATTCGACCTCTTCCTCTGTACGGCATTTGAACATCTCGTCAACGATCGAGAGATCTTGCAGGCGCTATCGAAGGGAACAAAGGTGGCCTTGTGCTTGCCGAACTTCGGAGGAAAGGGTCACGTGCGCCTGTTCAGAACCTTTGAAGAAATCGAAAGCAGATATGGCGATCTAGTCCACATTCTTGAAAGACAAGAGGTTCTGAGTGGCACTAGACGAGCTGTCGTGGGCGTCAGAGAGTGAAAACCTCTGAGCGAGTTTATGGAACTCGCGCGACTCTACGTTGCGGCCATCGTGGGCTTTGCTCTGTTCTGGTATGAATGGAAACGTGGCGAGGCAGAGTTCCGGCGTATTGTGCGAGAAGAGATCACGCAAGTCCTTGTCCTTCATGGCGTCATCAAACGAGAAGAGACGCCCCGAAATTGAGACCTCTCCTGTGTCTGCTCGGGCTGCATGACTGGAGTAAGTGGTTCGCTTGCAGTGCCTTCAAGGCGAGACGATGCCGAAGACCGAGCTGCTGTCAAGATCAAATCGTTCCGATTGAAAAGGTGAAGAAGTAACTTGACCGCTTGGACCACCGCCGCTGAGGCAAAGATGTATGCGCTTGTGAAGTGGACTAGCCTCAACCATGACCCGAAGCAGCCCTCACCGTTCGCTGACGAGGCCGCGTTCGACACATTCCTAACGAACACACTGATTCCGCGAGCACAGGCCCACATCAACCGACACTGCAAGCGAGACTTCGACGCAGACTATCCAAGCGCCATTCCTGAGGATGTCAAAGATGTCTGCGCTCGAGCGGTGGCCAACATGATTCAGTACATGGTCTTGAACAAGATGGGCCCCCTGATTCGGACCGGTGACTATCAAATCTCAATCCCCAAACAAGCCGTCCTCACTGACGAATTGAAAGACGATCTCGCAGCCTACGTGACAAAGACAAACCCCCAGTTCTACGAGCAGCCCATCGAGTGAAGCAGGATATGCCTTCTTGGTCCTGTAAGATCATAGCGGACACGGTTACGCCGAAACTTGCTGCCTTCGCAGGCCGAATTGAACATGAGATCGAAATGGAGCTTGATGTTGTCGGCGCTGATATGAAAGACATCGCTCGATCCCTCGTGCGAGTACGCACCGGATACCTTCAGTCCACGATCTACCACTTGGCTACTGGCTTGGTGCTTGAGCTTGGAGCAACCGCTGATTACGCGTCATACAACGAGTTCGGCACACCAAGGATGTCGGCGCAACCGTTCATGCGACCTGCTCTGGACGCGAGTTCGCAGAAGATCCTTGACGCGATTCTCCTGGGCACAATGAACGCGTTGGGAGTATAGAAAAGAGATGCCATCAACCACCACGCGAGCGAATGCGAAGGACGCGTTCAAGGCTATCCTTGACGCTGCGCAACTTGGCGTTCCAGTGTTTCGGGATCTGCCGTCTGACGGTGCGCCCTCTCCCAGTGTTGTGCTGGCTCTTGTAAGTGGCAGCAGCCGAAGCGGCGCGATCGGTCTCCAGGAGACCACGACGCAACGTGCTCTGGAAGTGCGCCATCGCATTCAGATCGACTGCTATCATGACGACAAGGTCGAATGCGACCAAGTCGCCGACCAGGTAGAGCAGGCCATCGTGGACCATGAGGACGTCTTCTGCTCCACGTATGGGATTGAGAACGTTCGGAAAGTAGATGATGCCGATGTTCCTAAGCTGAATGAGCTCAGTCGGCAATGCCGAGTCCGAATGGACTTCAGCTTCACCACATACCGCGCTGTGCGCTAGACGGGTAGGCCTTCTAAATGCTTTCACCTGAGATTCGCGAGCGCCTGATTTCCGCTGACCACTTGAAGATGCCCGCTGAAGTGTTCGGTCAACATAGCCGAATGTGGTTTGATCCGAAGACGGAGAGTCCTGCCTGCCAACTCTACCAGGAGATAGTGCTTCCAGACGCGCTCAAGGCTGTGAAACCGAGCTTCTGGTCTTTCGCATGCCGCCCCTATTGTAGGAAAAAACTGCGGAGGGTTCACGCTCATTGTTTGATCGCCTGCCGACTCCGGAAGGTATGGCGAAAGAAGCTTCCCGCGATCTATCCAGTCACGATCTACGCCCTCACGATACGCGGGAACCTCTCTCACCCCAGACTGAGATCTCAGGTTCTGAAGCGTCTGGCTGAGGCATTGGAGTGGGTGACAGGTTGAGGGCAATCATATGGTCATGGCCTCACCGGGCAACGAGTCCGGGAGGTTTTGACGCAAAGTAGGAGAAAAGGAAAATGACTGATGTAGCAGAAACCGTGACCTCATCAAAGCAGACAATCGTCACCGCAGCCGTAGAGAAGAAATACGTCACATTCGAAGCCACAGTCAGCGTCGACAATACGATCACGCTGGGCGACTTGACCGACATCCTCTACGTCAAAGCTTGCAGGAAGGACACCGGCGAAGACGTCACTTGCACCGAAGCGACAAACGTCGTAACCATCACACAATCTCCCCTGAGCAGCGTCGCAATCGTGGGCTTCGCCTACGGTACTTAGGAGCGAGCAACGATGACAAAATATCTGGGCAAAGACTACGAACTGCGACTCGCGACCACTGAGGGTGGCCTCGCCGCCGCACCGGTGCTCTTGCGTTGGGAAAGCATCAACACCAAGACAGGCCAAGGTCGCAAGAAGAGTCCTGATGGACTCGGTTCGCGTCTTCAGGAAGTCAGCGTGGGTCTCTTGGACTACTCGGGCTCCGCAAGCGGATGGTATGATGAAACCGCAGCAGGCGGCTCCGGAGACATTCTAACCGCTTTCGGCATGTTCGAGCAGGCAGACGTCACTCCCCTGTATGTGCAGTTGACGAACAAGAAGACCGGATCCATCATCGTACTGAAGAAATGCACTGGCGATGCGGCTCTGAAGATCGACTCGCCTGAGGGGTTCGCGATGTGGTCATGGGACTTCGACTTCGAGGATATCTCGAAGACCTAGAAACTCCCCACTTTCTTGGGATTAGACGGTGAGATAAATGCGCAAGATTGGAGATTTCCGTTCATGTCAGACGCATCACTAGATGGGAAATTCTACGTTAGTTTCGGCGTGATCATAAGCGTTCAACACGCCGATGTCGAGACGGTACGGGCCGCTATTCTGAATTGCGGCGGTAAGATTGTTTTTCAGACCGTCTCGAAGGACCCACTCTACTTGCTTAGACGCAAGCAGGTTGAACAGATCCTCAACGGTGACACCTCGCAACTCGGCGAGATTCACAACAAGAAGCAAGAAGAAAGGAGGTTGGAGAAGAAGTGAGTATAGAAGAAGAAAGACAACGAGAAGAGATTCTGAAAGTCCGAGCCGAGCACAAGCGACTGAGTGACATGATTGTGCGTGGCGAAGACTACCATGAAACCGTGAAAGTTCGGGGCATCGACGGCAAGAAATATGATATCGAGATCCATCGGTTGAACGATGAAGAGTTCGTGGCAGCCTGCGCAGCCGCGAATATACATCTGCCACCAGGCGCGACCGCGGCGGATCTTGGCTCCAGTATGAAACTGCTTTCAGCCCTTGCCGCAGCCGTTACTGGGGACCCGAAGATCGCCAGCGTCTTGGCACCGCTTGAAACCGCCAAGATTGGTGGAAGGGTCTTGGAGATTTCAGGTCTGTCAGGTGACCCTAAACCCGAATCGAGCTCTTCGTAGACGGCGTCTACTCATGGCCACTCGAAGTGCTCGTCACATACTTCCATCTCAGCCTCCGTGAGGTGGCTGAGCTGACGCCTCTACAGCGTCAGTGGTACTTGGCGATTTACGCGAAACAGCATCCACAATCATAAGGGAGAGAAATGTCTAGCAGCTCGCTTGGAAACGTCGTTATTGCCATCAAGGCCGTAGACGAAGCTTCCGGCATCATGGGAAAGATTCAAGCTAGCATGGGCCTTCTAGGCGGCGCCTTGCAGAACCTCGGCGGCGGCTTCGCTAGCGTTGGCACAGTCGTCCAAGGATTCGCTGCGGGTGGAGTTGCAGGAGCAGCCATTGGCGCTCTCGGAGAAGTCGCAAAGGGATTACAGGATTGCATTAAGGAAGCGACTTCTTCTGAAGCTGTCTTCGCAAGCCTCGGCGCAGCGGTAACCCGGTCAGGTACAGCATGGGATACAGTGAGCGAAGCCACCAAGAACACTCTCTTGGCAATGCAGAAGACGACGACATATAGCGACGAGGAACTCGCTGCAGCCCTCGAGCGCCTCATGACTTTCGGCCTCTCATACGACGATGCCATGAAAGCCCTCGGGACGACCCTGGACTTCGCATCTGCGAAGCATATGGATCTGGAGTCAGCGGCTACACTTGTCGGCAAAGCAATGGATGGCAACACGGCGATCCTGAAACGGTACGGTGTAGACCTAGCAACCTCAAAAGATGCGGCGGCGGCACTTGATGCGGCTCACAAGACCGCGGCCCAATCAATCAAAGCATTAGGGGATGGAGTCGGCGTATGGGTTACACAAGTCACAGCCGCCATAGGTGCGGACTCCCAGTTTGAGACAGGACTGTCAGGAGCGAAGGACAAGGCCCAATATCTAATCGACCAATTCAAAGCCGGCAACATTGACCTGCCTCAATTCACAACCGCGATGCAGTCGCTTGGGGTTCAACTTGACGAGGCGAAGATGAAAGGCGGCAGCGCGGAGGAAGTTCTATCAAAACTGAATGAACAATTTGGAGGCGCCGCTCAAGCTCAAGCAGAGACCTACGCTGGAATCCAAGAGCGACTGAAGAACGCGACCGAAGAAGTCGGCGAGAAGATAGGCATGATATTTCTGCCTGCGCTCGCTTCCCTTACGGAGGGTATGCTTCCGGTCGTGGACTGGCTCGGTAAGGGCGTCGACGCCACCAGCGCCTGGTTGACTGAAGTTGGCAAGATGCCTGAAGTACAAGGCATCATGGCAGCCGTCAATGAGGCGTTCAGTGGCCTCGGGAAATATCTTGAGGGCGTCTGGAAGTTCATCGTTGACAACTTCGGCCCAGCCCTGAAGGAACTATTTGACGCCTTCAAAGACCTCTACGATGCGGTCTCACCAATATTCGACGCATTGAAAGAACTTGCGGGTGCCTTCGGCGACACGAGCGGCATGGATATTTTCAAAGGAATGCTCATGGTGCTTGTCATCGACATACGAGCAATCGCAGGGATCATCAAGGAAGTTGCCCCATACATCAAAGCATTCGCGCAGGCCTTCCGAGATGCAGCTGACTTCGTGACGCCGATACTGACACAAATTGTGGCCGCTATTCGCGCCTTCACAGACGACCTTCGATCGGTCTTTCAAGCCTTCTACACTTGGCTTGTCGGCGGTTCACTCTGGACGGATCTCTGGGACAGAGTCGCTGACATCACACGAAACGCAGGAACCCTACTTGGCAGCATTGTCACTGGAATGTTCAGCATTCTCAGCGGACTTTTCACGGTTGGTGTGGATCTGGTCGGAACCATTCTGAAAACTGGCTTCAGTCTCACATTCGCGACTGTGCAGACGATCGTATCAGGCGCCGTAGACGTATTGAAGTATCTGATCGGCACGTTTCAGGAGACCATCCACGGCGCTATGAGAGATTGGAGCGACCTTGTTTCAGTAATTTCCACGAGCATTCCGCCGATGAAAGAGATGATCAGTGAATTTTGGACGTGGATGAAGGACTATTGGAAAGTCGCCATCAACGAGATTGTCACAGTAACAAGCGCTGGCATCGGCGCGATGGAGACTGATTGGACTGCTTTCATAGGTTTCATGTCGCAAGGGCTCGGCCAACTTCAAGGCATACTGGGCACCGCAACGGCCTCAGTGACTTCGACAATTAGTACGATGCAGACGACCACAAGCACTGCAGTCTCTCAGATTCAGGCTACGCTTTCAGGCGCTTGGAACGCAATCACGACTGGAGCGCAAGGCCTCTGGAACGCGCTTGTGGGCCACTCGATCTGGACGGATATGCTTGATGAGATGCAAGCCCAAACCGCGTCCGCGCTCGGAAACATCGTCGGTGACTTCCAAGGCGCCTTCGGTGATGTGGCTCTCTCCGTACCAACCATGCCGTCCCAAGCGGGTCCATCGCGTGGAAGCGAAGCATCTGCGCCTCTCATTTCGCAGCTTCCTCAGAACATCACGATTCCCGTGCAAGTGCAGGTTGACGGAGCGACCGTTGCGAGAACTGTCACGACCCGATTAGTCCAGCAAATCTCCGCCCGCAGAAGCATGCGCTGAGTTGATCTCTCATGCCGATCTCACGCACAACTCAAGGCCTCATCGTCTTTGACGAATTTGACGCGATAGGCGGGTGGTGGTTCAGGAGCCACCTAACCGAATTCCCCTACGGAGACGGATTCGGCTCATACATCGTTGACACGGGCGACAAGCACAGCGGGGCAGCTTCCCTTCGAGGTACTTGGCCATCCAGCTACTACATGCCTAACAAGTACGCAGCTATGGGATTCAGGAAGCCGCTCGATGTCGGCACTGGCGCAGGCAGGGTCGCGCGGGTTTGGCATAAGATCACAGGCGGCGCTTTGTTTCGCAATTCCTACGGTATCATGTTCGCTGACGGATACTACTCTTGGAATCCTGTCACTAATTGCCACTCCACTATTGAAACTGGGACTCACGCCTGGCAGATGGAAAGCTTCACGATTCCGACTGCCGTCACGGGTAGTCAGTACGTTGTCGCGGGGTATCTTTCTGACAACACGATTGCGGCTCCCTACACCTACGTTGACCACCTCGTCATCGCGAAAGGCGCAACCGTCACCATCACAGGCTTGACTCCCGGCCAGAAGATCAAGATCTACCGCTCTAGCGACGACACTTTGATTGATACGCAAACTTGTACAGCCGCACCTGCCAGTTCCGTTGCTCTGAATGTCACTGCAGAGGACTTCCCTGAGCAGATGTATCTGAAGGTCTACGGCACCGATGGCACGACTCTGATTGAAACGACGACAAGTTACGAGATGTGCGGCGGCGACGCCTGGGAATGGGATCCCGGCACAGGCACACTCCAACTCACAAGCGATGTCGTGATCATCCATCGAAACGCAGCAATAGGAACACCCAAGACCGCGAATTTGACCGCGAACCTCAAAACAACGGGCGGCTTGAACTATCCCGGCGCGTCAATCCAATTCACAACGGTTCTCGGCACCATGACTCCCGCCTCAGACACGACCGACGCAAATGGTAACGCGGAGTCAGCTCTAACCGGGACCTCTCATGGAGTCGCGATAGTGAAGGCTGCATGGCTTGGCGACGCAACCGTTCCCGCCTGTTCAGACTACTGCGTCGTCCACATTTTCTATGAGGCGGAAGTAGGCGACACCGGCAAAGAATACCAGTTCTTCCTCCAAGGTATCGAGTATGCTTTCGTCCAAGGCATTTATGCCTGGAACGAGCAGGGGAAACGTGAGACTTTCGAGATCGAAATCCCCGAATATGTGAGCACGATCACACGTGGCGGGCTAGTCAGCATCTATCGTCGCGGCGTCAAAGACTTCGCGGGTGTCCTGAAAGGCAGAGAACGCTCCCTGAGTGACGCGCCAAGAGTCATTCTACGCGGCGCAGACATATCCATTCTACTTGACAGGTGTGTGGAGCTTGAGCTGTACGCCAGCCCCGGCCAGACACCCCAGTACATCATCAATGATCTGCTGACCAAGTACCCATGCGGGATCTCCGTGGGTAGTCTAGGCACCTGTGCCGCATCGCTCATAATCACGATAGACACGGAATCCCTGTATGACGCAATTCAAAGAATATGCAGCGCGGTCAACTGGAACTTCCGCGTGACCTTGAATCGAACGCTCGATTTTGCTGAAACCTTCACAGGCGGCATCGTCCCAGTTAGTTTCGAGGAAGGTGGTGCCGCCGCGATTCTTGACGCCAACTGGTCAGAAGACGACTACTCGCTCGCAAACTGGATTAGAATGAAGGGCGACGGGATCACGAGCACGAAGCAGGACGGCGCCGCCATCGCAGTTCAGGGGCTCCATCAGGCGCCAGCCTTCCAGGCAACAATCTCAGACCAAGCAACGCTAGACACGATGTGTCAGGCCCTCTTGGACTTGAGCAAAACCACTGACGAGATAATCAGGGTGGAGGCGGTGGATAACTATGACGTCGGGACGTTCGCAACTGAGGATCAGGTCACAATCACATCCCCCACAATCGGTCTATCAGGCACCTACACGATCAAACGCATTGAGCGAGATATGATGCAGCCACGCGTCGTCATCATGGACCTGTCGAACCGTCCCAAGGAGTTCTGGGACCTAGATGCGGAATATCGGCGCATGACGAAAGACGTGAGTGTCTAGTCACTCCGCATAAGCGGGTTGATCGCGCCTCTCTCGGCGCGGAAGAAATAGAGAGGTTTTGAAAAAAAGGAAGTGAAACTAGATGGAACTATTCATCCGAACAGCGAAAGGATGGCTTCACCTAGCGGACCGTATCAAGGTGCGCGATCGTGGAGTTCTCCACAGTCACTACATCATTGAAGACTTTGACGCAAAGACAGGCGCCCTTGTCAACCATCAAGAGTTCGACCATAACTGCTTCCTGAAAGAAGGCATCAATGAGATATGGAGCCTCATCTGTGGAACAGGCGGTGTCAAGTTCGACAATACGAACGCCTACATCGAAGTTGGCGATGGCGATACTGCGGCAGACGATGATCAGACAGGCTTGCTGGGCGGCAACAAGTTCTGTCAGCCAATGGACCCTACCTATCCCACGTATGGGACAGATCAGAAAGCCACGTTCCGCGCCACATTCCCAACGGGCGACGCGAACTTTCCTTGGAAAGAAATCACAATCGTCAACGGCGACGACGACGCCCATGACAACTTGAATCGGAAGGTGCAGGCGATGGGAACGAAAACGAGTGCGGTCAACCGCGTCGCCACGGTCGAATTGAGCATAACGTAGGTGAAGATGAATGACGACTACAATTCAGATACCGATTGACCTACGCAACCCCGGAGTGACCCTTGTCCCGGGGAATGCTTTCTGGACTGTTCTCGGGCTGACAGCTTGGGATGCAGGTCACTGGCAATTCGTGAAAGACGTACATGGAAGCGTCTTCGGCATCGTGCGAATCCCCGTTAACGTGGCAGGGACACCGAATGCGAAAATCAAACTCGTCATAGCAGCCAATGCAACGCAGGGCGTCACGAGACTCGATGTGTTACATTTAGCCGTTCAAACGAAGCACGTTGAGGAAAATCTGAACCCCGCAGCTCTGACCAGTATTGGCGAACAAGACATCACAGTACCCGGCACCGCTTACGAAGCATTAGAAGTCTCATTCACCTTAGCCGCAGCACCCGTCGCAGAAGACGAACTACTCGTCCAGATATTCCATCACGGCGACCACGCCAACGACACGCTTGCCGTGAACACGTTACTCTTCGACGCATTCTTGGAGATCGACCTGACTTGAGACGCTGCGTTAAGGCCGTTCTGCATTTCAGCTCTAAGGAAGCCCGCGACAGTGCCCTAGCGGAGATTCAGACAGATCTCAGTAAGAAGAAAGTGCAAAGTGGAGCGGCGATCCCTGTTGACAGCGACGAGCAGGGCCCAGCATGGATAATCTCTGAGACGGTACGTTTTGAGGAGAAAGATAAGGCTGATGGTGATGACCACTTCAAGCAGTTGAAAGAGAAGAAGGCTAACACAACAATGACGAAAGTTAGAATGAGCATTCACAACTGTACGCATGATGACCCAGTCGTGCTTCCCTGCATCCTCGAAGAGGTCGATGTGAAATGAAACGATTAGCCGACCTTCTCGTAGAAGCCATGACTGAAACTCCGAGGCTAGTAAGTAGGCTTCCTCTCAAATGCTCTCTTGATCAGCGCCCACTGTATGCCTTAACCACTAATGGGGCAAGAGTTTACGAGCGTCTGGCCTTTCCGACTTGTCTCCGTTGTGGTCTTGAGCATTCGCCTATGAACGGTTATGGTAGCCGAGAGTTTGACGGTGTAGACGACATCATTAGTCTTGGCTCACCTGCCATTCTTGACGATGTGAACACTTTCACTGTATTAGCATGGATTTACGCTGACTCGGTAGGAGAAGTGAATGGTCGAACTTGGTGCTGTGAATCATCGCCAGGCAGTGCAGGATTTCGAAGAATCCTCTTTGATGCTACTGGAAAACTATGGGGGGACGTCGATTGTGCAACGACAGACGCCGCCAGTTACACTAGCGATATTTCCCTAGTGACATGGCAGTTCATAGCCATGACCTATGACAATGTAGGAGACCGGAAAGTTCGATTATACCGCGGTTCACCTGCCGCACTGATTGCTGAGTGTAGTTACGTAGCGCAGACCGCAGGTGTAGGAGCAATCGTAAGCGATGCGGCGGTGAACAAATACATCGGTAACACAGGAGACACGACTAGAACTTTTGATGGAAAAACCGCTCAGTTCATGTGGTTCAACCGAGTTCTTGTTTTGAATGAGATGATAGGTATTCAGTACGGCCGACTCATCTCGAACGGGCTAATCAGTTACTTGCCTCTGTGGGGAACTGGATAACTTGGTGACTGAAGCAGATCTTTCAGGCAACGTGAATAATGGCACGGTCACAGGCGCACTCGCGGCTGCGCATGCGCCAGTCGGCCGCTATGCACCCATGCCTAAGGTCGGCCCCTTTTTCGTCAGCAATGTCGAGTACATCAATGTCTCAGACAGCGGCATCGGAACCGACACGATCATCAGCATTGACGAGTGGCTGACCATCACCGACACTGGAATAGGAACTGACATCGCATACCTTCTCGGCGAGATCCTCATCGACGGGCTAAGGCTTGATCATGCGCTCAGAATCAGAGTCAGCGAACCCACGACTATCAGTTCGAAGCCCATCTCAGAAGGTTTGCCTAAACGGATTTATCTTGGCAAGCAGGGGCGAACATTGGAGATTGAAGGGTGGGCGGCCACCGTCGCGGAGTTGAACACGTTGTCGGCTCTGGCGGACGGCGCGGTGCATGAAGTTCAACTACCCACTGGCAGCCGCGTCTCCGTGCATATTCCTGATGTGAACCCTGTCCGACCGATTGAGCCAGGCAAGTATCCCTACACGATTCGAGCAGTTGAAAGGATGGATTAGAGCATGGTCACGCTAGACGATGGCGAATTAACATACACACTCCCCCATGTACTCGAAATCCAGATCACCTCAGCACATGAAGAGATCGAGCGGCCAGTACCAATGCGAACAATCCCCTACCGCGCCGATAAGGCAGAACTGGGACGCACCGTCAGAATCTCAGGTGAGATTCGAGAAACAAACCTTGACGATCTACGCGAAGCAATAGATGAACTCCGAAGCCTCTGCGGATACGAGCGCACCTGGGGAACCGCGACAGCCCTTGATCTTTCCCTTGATCTTGAGGATGGCACTGCCGCCTTCGCTGTCGTCGCGGCTGATCCAGAGTATGAACTTGCTGTCGGCGAATTTAACCTGACTTCGATCTACTCTGTGACCGGGAAGTTCTACGTGCCCTACACATTGAGTCTGCTTGAAGTCGAAGCGTCTTAGCGTTGGAGCATGGTGTTGACCGCGTAGCCTTCCTGGTAGCCTTCTACGAGACAAGCTGAGTCCTCTTTCTTCGCACTGCAACTATCGCCAGCGTGAGCACTGCTGTCAGCATGACGATAGGCCAGGGTGTTTCGGGTATGCTTGTGTAGCCGCTGTTCATGCTTTCCGCGATGAGGCTGTACCTGGTGATCTTGCTGCTTCGCTCGGCGCTGAAGACGGTTAGTTTGAACGGGTAAGTGGCGCCGGGTGGGACTTCGTTCGGGTCCGTGTAGGTATAGCCTACGTAGACGAGTTTGCCTGTTTCATCGTAGAAGGATCCGGCGACCTTCGTGTATGCGCTTGGTCCGTCAGCTTGGTTTTGGACCTCACCGAAGACTTCCAAGTACCCGGCAGCATTCTTTGAGTCTGCCACGTTCAAGAGGGCTAGTTTCTGCTGAATCGGGGGCGTCTCCCTGAATGAGACAATGAGAGAGTAGGATTGGACTTGCGTCGACTTGGCTGTGTCGACTTCAACCATCTGGAGGGGAACGGTGGCGGCGGGCGACACGTAGTGAACCGCCGTGTAGCCGTAGATGATGTCGACGATTGTGCTCGCTGAATCGCGTAGGGTCGCTGTGACCTTGACATACTCAAGCCAGACGTCGCCCGTATTGGTGACTTCGCACATAATCCACAAATTGCCAGATGCGCTGATCCACATCGAGTCATTCTGGAAGGTCGCGCTTGCGGCTGCTCGAGCGGGACCAATCACCAGGCTAGCAGCAACGCAGAGGAGTAGCATCGCGAGGATCCTGGATATGTTCATTTCTGTTTCTCACCTCCAACGCTTGGGTTTGTGACTTTGAGACCTGAGGCTTCTTGCAGCATCTCGACTGCGAGCTCGAGGTGCGCCACTTTGTCGCGGAGTTCCTTTGCCTCTTGACTAGGGGGACCGGCAGTCAGTAGACTCAAGTAGGGGATGGCGAGGCGGTACTGTGCTTCGACGAATTGCGGCTTGAGTCCCAAGTCCCTGTAACCGAGCGGGTCAATCTGGTGGCCGGCCCAATACTCGACGACGATATCCTTGAGGCTTGGAACCTCCGTCAAGTGCGAGATCACTAGATCTCGCGTGTTATGGACATTGAAGCCGTAACGGATGCCAGGGGTCCCGCTCTTCTGCGCCGGAACCAGTTTGGCTCGTCTCAGCAGGCGCATCCATGCTTCTTGCAGAGCTCGGACCTTCATCGGTTCGCCTTTGTGGTTCTCGGTGCTGTAGACCCAGACTGGTTCTCCAGGCTTGGGCCATCCGCGTTCCTTCTCGAAGTAGTCTCTCAATGCCGCTAGCGGTTCGGGGCCGATGAAGGTCTCGAAGTCTCGGACATTCTTCATCTTCTTGCGGCCTGGCATGGTGACGCGGACGAGGTCAACGTTCGTCTTCAATGCTTCCACGATCCTCTCGGCATAGTGGTTGGAGACGTAGACGAGGCCCTGATTGTCCAGGAGCGCATGCCACTTCACTAGGAATGCGCTGCGCCAAGGTTGAACCGCTAGGCCGACCAGCATGCGAACATGGTCCGTTGTCAGGTTGCGTTCGGTTGGCTTCTCATCACCCCGCATCCTGAAATGCCTGTCAACTGGCAGGTCGACGCGGTTGTGGCTGAAGAAGGAACGCAGAGTCGCATAGGCGATTCGTTTCGTGTTGTACCTCGCTGTGAGCGAGTTCACGAACGCTTGAATCACGTCGAGGACTTCGTACTTGTCTTGTGTTTGCTTGGCCCATTCGATCGCCTCGTCTGGAGATTTTCCAAGCGAGTGGAGAAAAGGGTGCAGCCAAGTGTAGTACACAGTGAACGTGGATCCCTCGAGGCGGCTCTTCCACTTACCCAAGCTCTTCTGCACGAGTTGGGCGGTCTCATCGCTGCCGCTCTTCCAGTTGCGCACACTCTCCTCGGTCTTGAGCCACTCACGGGCATAGAACGGAAGCTCGGCGCGGGCCAAGCGACTCACTCTATCTTGAAGGAATAATCGGTGCCGGCGTATTCTTTGACCTCAAGGGTGCTGCCGCCTAGGGTTGTAGTAGCTAGGATCCTCAATCCGTCTGCATACCTCTTCATGTCCTCTAACTCATTGATGACTCGACAGATGCCAAGAACTACGGACAGGCACCTTTCATTGTCTCTGATCTGAGTGGCGAGTCGGATCTCTTGCACTAGATTCGAGATGACTCTGTCCCTGCCAATGCCTTTCGGGATGTTGAGTTCGATCTTTGCGCTCATGGCTGTTCAAATCACTGTATAGGTACACGCATTATAATAACACACTTGTGGAGTTAAAATAAAGGTTTTGTGAAGTGTCAAGATCCGGCCGACCGGGATCTACTTGGTGAGCTTTGGTCGCAGTTTCTCAATCATGTCCTTAGTCATTCGAGGGAGGTCGAAAGTGGGTTCCCAGCTCCATTCT